TCTCACCCCATTGGATTATCAATCCAGAAGGTAATTCAATATAATTATTTCCCATTGTGTGTAAATTTTCCAATTTATCCGAAATTGGTTTATTACTTATAGCTCTAAACTTAGTAGCGTCATTATATGTCGCATTTGTATCAGTGATACATTCGTAATAAAATTTTGTTACGTTATCATAATAAAACTTGCCTTTTGTCTTGTTTCCTATATCTTGAATGTTTCCGCCAAACTCTAAGCCGATTATTTCAGCCAATCTTGCCGTAACTAGATAGTTTTCATCTGCATATTTTTTAGTAATATACGTGATACTCGGATCAATAACAGCAGTTATATTCGCCACTTGATCAACAATGATTGTATCTACATATTCAATTTCTACGACATTGTTAGCTGAAAAAGGTGGCACAAAATCTGGGCTAGTCGAAATATTGTAAGCATAAAGTATTTCAACATTATCATTCCCGTGTGCAAATATTCCTAACTCTTTTATATAAAACCCTGTTGTTACTGATTTATTAGTCAATAAAGCGCTAATTTCGCAAGTTCCGTTTCCTTTTGCGTTTATATTCAAAATCGGCAATGTTGTAATTTGATTGACTAATGCTGTCCTTTCTCTTTCAGAAGTTAATGATGTTCCATCTCCTATTGCCATTTTGGTAAATGTTATTGTTTCTCCTGATAATCCTTTTGCTAATAGCTCTCTACCTTTTTCTGTTAAAATAAATCCGTTAAATTTTGCCATAATTTACCTCCTATCTTAATTCTCTTAATACTCTTGTTCTGTGTACCGTTCCAAAATTTGCCACTATAATCTCATTTGGAATATTTATATCAGTTGAACCTAAGTAATATTTCTTCTTATTTTTTTCAATGAAGCCGTAATAATTTTTTCTTTCTTCTTTTCTCAAAAGCCTTATTCCCTCAAGCCACGAACGAATATTTTTATACTGTTCTACAACCTCTATTATTTTCTTATAGCCTTCATAATTTGATAAATTTCCATTCGTATTTACTTTAAAATACCCAGGATTTCCTCCATATTTAAACCACTCTATTATTTCAACATTCCCACTAAATAAGATTTCACAAATTTCTTTAATTCCGCCGACAGTCCCTTTGTTAAAATGTGAAAAAACAGACCTTTTTATCAGTTTTATTTTAGTCTCTCTCGTGATCTTTGAATCAATATAGTCCACATGATATTCCCACATCAAAAAGTCTAATTCTACATCATTTAACTCTGATAATTCCAAGAAAAATTTTCTTTTGATTGCATCATGTTTCTTTTTGATAGCAAAATTTATAGATTCATAAATCCAAAGTGTCGTTTCATCATTCAAAGTTGACTTAGCCGCTATATCCGTTAAATTCAAATTATCAATAGTTATCATATATTTTCAACTCCTAAGTAATTGCTTGTAACACCTGTATTCTCTGCTATCTCATTAAAATCTAAAACTCGGAATGTTGGATTTCTTAATACAACTCTTTTTACTCCAGCTAATTTTAGTAATTTTATAAGCTCATCTGGATTAATATCTCTCCCCATTTTATTTTGTTGCCAAGTCTTATATTCTTTTACAGCTTTTTCAACATTATTCTTAATAACATTTACAAGCGTTTCATTAGACTTATCAATGTAGTAGTCAAAATCAATTGTGTATGATGTCTTTATTGCCTGTTTTATTGTCACATTGTCTGTCAATGGTCTTATGTTGTCAGTATTCAACATTTCTTCGATTCTCTTTTTGAGTTCATTAGTGAGTGTCAAGGAATCAGTCAAAACATAAATATCTACATTTGTTGCGCTTGGACTGTATGCCACAACATCAACAATATTCGTACTTGTTGACTTAGCCCAAAATTCATAAGCTCCTTTACTCCCAGCTGTTGTAAACGATTCAGGGATTTCTCTGATTCTAGCTCTATAATTGTCGTCTTGCTCTATTTCAGCACCGTTATTTGATGCCGTAATGTTCTCGACTTTGTCATAATGTGGGAAAATGTCGACCATTGTGTTAATTTGCCCAACTGGAATATCGTTCCCAACAGTTCCTGATGTGTTGCAAGTCGCAATTCCGTCTACATACAGATCACCTTTTTCTATCTTATATTGCTCATCTGTTGAAAAATACAGTTCATTATATTGGATTCTCGAGCCCTTTGGAATTATTATATCCGTCGCCTGAATGTTAGTAATATAAAATCTGAATGTTGCCACGGCTGGCTGTTCTACAAGTCTTTTGCCTCTGTTTCCATAAAACTCTCCTTTGAGATCCAGCCGTTCATCCCTTGCAAACCTTAAATAATTCTGTTTCATTTCATCGTTATATTTTTCTTCTCTCAATCCAATCATATAAGCAACTGTTTCAAAAATGAGTGTTTCTGGACTCGCTTCTGTCAATTTTCTTCCGCTCAATTCTTGGAATTTATTAATCATATCTCTTTTAAGCTCCCAAGAATCCGCATCTATAATCTCGTATTCATCATTCAATATATCACTCAATATTTACCACCTCGATTCCTAATTCAATGTCAAAATCATTATTAAACTTATCCTCCGTTTTTATCTCTGTAGCTCTTAAAATTGCTCTCGGCTCGTATTTCCTAAACATTTCAAGCAACTGTGCGGTTATCCTGTTTTTTACAACATTTATATTCTTATCTATTAAATCGCTGTCAAAACTGAAATCACGGTTAAGTGGCTGTTCTTCCTTACAAACTCTTAAAAGCATTCCAACGTTTGTTACAACTTCATCGACATAACTTTTTGGAGCGTAATTTATTTCTTCGTTAGATGAAACATATATCATTATTTACCTCCAATCTGATTTCTTAAAAAATTTATCAAAATCTGTCTATCTGTTTCGGAAAAGTTTTTAGCATAGTCAATCATTTCATTAACTTTGTTCGCTGTAATTGTTCCAGCCCTTATCAAATCCATCAATTCATCAATTTTTGCGTCTTTTTTGATTTTTTCAAGCTGTTCTAATATTTCTTTTTTCTTATTTTCAGCAATTTGAATAGCTTTATCCACTTTTTCGAGTGTACTGTCCACTTTACTTTTTACTTTTTCTGCAAATTCCTGTAATTTTGTTTTCTGTTCAGCTTCGACATTCACAGCTTCCGTTTCTGTAAGTTTCTCCTGCTCTTTTTTTTGAACTTTTAACTGTTCTATTATCTGATTATATTTTTTAGGATTATCTATATACTCTTTTAAAGTTAATTCCAGATTTATATAATCAAATTCAGAAGTTTCTCTGTTGAAATAAGAATTCTTTTCACTTATTTCTGTTATCAAAAATGGGAAAGCCCCAAATGTTTGCCCACCTAGCGTTAGATAATCATATTCTCCGAACTCCCACATAGTCTTTATTTTATCAAGCTGTTCCGATGGCGTCGCTTCATGTATTAATGAAGAAATTAATGTAATTCCAAAAGTTACTTCTATTAATTCTCTCCCCTGATGCCTTAGCATACCAGGTCCATATATTGCAGTATGTTCAGATATTTTAGATTTATATGATCTATTTATCGCATTATTAATTGAGAATATCTTTTTATCAGATACTTCAAATACTACATCTCCAAGACTACCTATCATTATTGCGGACCTCCAGTCATATCGCCGCCAGCAGTAACTCCATCGTGCTTATGTGTGTTAAGATTAATACTTCCGCCAGTTTTTGTAGTTCCGCTGACCTCTAAATCTCCATTAATCACAACTTTACCAATATTTAAAGTCAATGTGTTGCCATCATAAGTCCAATTACCACCATCAGAAAAAGTTCTTTTTACTTCACTTTCGCTACTAGAAGCACCTCGCATAGGACAACCAAGCACAACTCCCTGTTCAGGCATTTCCGAGAAAAATAAGCAATAAACAGTTTGACCTAGACTGAGTGTATAATTATCGCTGTGGCTTTCAGAATAAGGAACTAACACATTAAGCCAGTCCGTCGTTTTATCGTCATCGCCTTTTAACAGTACTCTTACTTTTCCAGTTTTTGAATCTATCGCACTTACTTCTCCTGCTTTTAATGTTTCAATCAATTTAACCACCTGCCTTATCACTTTTTTTGTAACAAAAAAAATCACAGCTAAATTAATAACCATGATTTCTATTTTTATTATTTTTACATCATTATTTCGATTTTTTCATTATTCACAATAAAACCTATCTCTTGCCTTACTTTATTTTCTTTAAACCTTTTTAATCCAGAAAAACAAATTTTAACAAGTATTTTTAACAAAAACATCATATAAGAAACCCCAAAAAATAATTGCCCACTTATATAAATTCCCAAAAACTTGACTTTTGCATTATCAAATATAATACTATTAGTAGCCAGTAATCGTTTAAAAATACCTTTTATATTTTCAGGGGCTTCTTTTAATTCATTTAACATTTTTTCGATTTTTTCATTATCCCATTTTTTATCTTTGGGAATTTCGGAAATCCCAATTTCATTAAATGAATTAGCGTCTAAAAGCGTATCTAACGTATCAAACTTTCTTTCAATAAATTCTGATACATTAGGATATTTTTGAATTTCATTATTAATGTACAATTCTGTATACTCTTTTAATATTTCGGTGCTTTTTAATATTGCCTTTGCATATAACACTTCTTTTTTTAAATCAGATTTTATTTTCAAAATAGAAATTAATTGAATCAAAAATAATATTAAAAATATTAAAATTTCAACTCTCATACAAAACACCTCTCTACTTATTTTTTGTTTTTATTTTATCTTTCGTTTCTTTCATATATTTATTTGCAATACTTTTAAACATTTTAGAAGCTTCGCTATAAGAAGCCTTTATTTCTTTTATTGCTTTTTCATTGCTTTCTTTCTGCATTCTCATACAATATTTGCAGAACCACATCATTAAAAATGTAAATACTATTGAAATTGCTGAAATCGGGTTTATATTCAATAACTTATCAACAATTTCACTCAAAACTTTCATTTATACCTCCAGTGTTTCATTTTTAAAAGAAATTCTTTAATTAATTATATCTTAAAAGTAGCAAAAGTGCAACAGAAATTTAGAGTTTTTTTGACATTGTAATTTTAAAATATTAAAAATCACAGTTATTATATTTAATTGTAATTGTCCTAAAAATAATCTATTTCTTCTTATTTCTGGCTTTTCGTCCTCTTTTCTTGCTAGAACTCTTACTACTTCTACCTTTTCTGCCTTTAGATTTAGCCTGTCTTTCTGCTTCTTTTTGCCGTTGTTCCTTTTTAGTTTGGGCAATTGCATTTTGTTCTGCATTTTCTCTTGCTCCAAGTTTCATAGCATTAATTTCACAAGTGTAGTCACCAGTTATGTTATGCGTTACTTTATCTATTACATATTTGCCTTCAAACTTTCCCCAGCTCTCATCTAGTTCTATTATTGCTCCTGCCAAGTATTTAATATTTCCATCAACATTTAAAGTTATCTGATATTCCTGTTTCATGTTTTCTTTTAATGTTTTTTTAGCTACTTTCTTGGCTGTACTTTTCCCTTTTGTCTTAACTTTTAAGGTTTTTTCTTTTTTACTTCTGACTTTTTTACCTTCTGCTTTCTTTTTCAACTTCTCTTTTGATTCCTTGATTGTCTTACCTTTTTTCTTCATTTTAGCCTCTTATTTTTTCTTGGATTTAACCTTTTTACTAGACTTCTTATTTTTAGAAGACTTGCTACTGTTCTTTGATTTTTTATTTTCTGATGATTTTTCTTCTGAACTTTCAGTTGTAACTTGATTACGTTTTTCGAGCTCTTTTTTTGTAATAATTTCCTTAATAACTTTTTTCTTGTCAGGATCATAATAGGAAACTTCAACGTTATCATAAATTTCCTTATTTTTCTTTTTCAAGCTAAAACTTCTAATTCTCTCATCATTAATATTAAAAATCTCAACAGTATCATTCTTTTCCATTTCTTCATCATCAAAAATGATTATCTTGTCATCAGATACCTTCATATTTAATCCGGTTTCCTTGACAACTCTGTTAATAAAAGCCAAATCCGTTTCTTGATTCTGATCTAACCTTTCAAAAAATTCGTTATCTGCATATATTTCCACATTCATTTCATGCTTATTTGCAATCTGTGTAACAAGCTCTTTCAAAGTTATATTCTCCCAAGCAACACTATTTTTCTGATCTCGAATATTCTGATCTAACGGTAAAGCTAAACATTTCAAATTAAGCCTGTCATTTTCAAATGTCGGCTCATCTACATAAAACGTTCCCAAATCCAAAAAATCAGTTTCATTTCCTGTTTCTTCGTGAATTCCCACAAGAAGTTGAGCATTTTCGTCAGGATACCATTCTTTAAGCCAGCGATAATCCAAATTTTCCAGCTCCAGCTCTAGATCATCTATTGCATTCTTAGAATTATCAGTATAGTTTAGAGATGAAATAGAATGGGCTATCTCGTCAGAAATATCAACTTTATTAAAAATAACAATTACTCTTATATTCCTAGCAAAAGCCACTTCTATTCACCTCTTTTCCAAGGTGGTAAATTTTCATCATTTTCAACTTCTTCGGAAATTTCAGGAATAATGATAGGAATATCGGCATCGAAAACGGCAATGTCAATTAATCTTAAATTGCTTCTTATAAGGTCATGATAATAACCTTCGCTTCCATAAACTCTATAAGCTATCAAGTCCCAAGTATCACCGCTTTGTGTCCTGTAAACTCTAACATTTGCCATTATCCAAACGCCGTCCTTTCTTTTTTGTTTTTAGCTTTCGCCAATGCTCTCATTACTGCTTTTTCGATTGCACTAGTATCAGCATTCCCATTTACTGTTATGCTAATATTGATAACATCTCCGGCACTTGAACCTTCATTGCTTCTAAGCCCTGACATTCTCTCTTTTAGTCCGCTAATCTTATCTCTAAAACTATTTTTAGTTTCACGATTATTCAAGATTTGAGTACCACGAGGTAAATTTAACAACATTTCGTGTTCTGCTAAGAAAGCTGGTTTGCCTGGCATTTGAATTAATTCTGCTCCACGTTCTGCTACTGTTGTAAGCCCTCCGCTCCAGTAGTTAGTTCCTGCTGCATTTTTCCCAAATCCTAAAAGTCCTCCAACTGCTCCAAGTCCTTTCGAAACCATATTTTTCAATCCGTTCCATTTATCCGTAAAAAATTTTACAACACCGCTGATTGCACTTTTCAATCCAGAAGCAACTGCATCAAATGCTGATTTAATACCATTCCATACAGCAATTGCGGCTCCTTTTATTCCTTCCCAGGTTGATTTAAAAAATGATCCAACCGCTATTATACCTGATTTCAAGCCATTCCATAACGCTAGTGCTGCCGCCTTAATTGCATTCCATACTGCTTTAGCTACAATACCAATTGTTTTAAATATCACCTTCCATATTGCTATATTCGTTTTTATGTATGCTGATATTACTGTCAAAACAACACTTACAACCGCTTTTATTCCGTTCCAGATGGCTTTGAATACAATAGCAATTCCTTTGAATATTGCTTTCCATATTGCAACATATATCCTTATATATGCAGCAATCCCTGAAATAACAGCCATTACTACCGGTTTAATTCCTTGCCAGACTTGCTTTATGAAATTTCCTACAGCTCTAAAAATAGCATTCACTCCATTCCTGAACCATGAACATTTATTATAAAGTACTACTAAAATCACAACAACAGCTACTATAGCTGCTATTATTACCCCAACAGGATTTGCTAAAAACGCCGCTTTCATTGCTAGTCCTACAGCTTTAACTGCTCCAACTGCTTTTTGAGCTCCAGTTGCTAACAATTGCATTCCTTTAGCAGCACCTTGCATTGCAAAATTACCTACAGCCTTAGCTCCTGTCCCAATAACTTTTGCACCTTTTACAGCACCACTTCCTACAACTTTAGCACCTTTAACTATTCCACTACCTGCTATTTTAGCTACTTTTCCTGTTGCCTGTACTCCTTTTACCAGTCCTTTTCCAAGTGTTTTTCCTATTTTTAATCCAGATTGTCCTAATTTTTTTAATCCGCTTCCAACTTTGGATAATGTCGGAAACGCTGTTTTAAATCCTTCGGCAAAACTTCCAGCAGCCTTAAATTTGTCAAATATTAAAATTCCTTTAGATATACCGCTGAATACAGGTGAAAAAACCTTTGCTAGCCCACCAATTCCAATTTTAAAAGCGGCTAATGCTGCTACACCCTTCAAAATATTTGTAGTTAATTGCGGATGTTTTTGAATAAATTGAGAAAATTTCTTGATTAACGGACCAATCGAATTTGCAACTTGAACTAAACTAGGTCCTAAAGCAGAACCTAAATCCACACCCATGTTTACAACTCTATTTTTTAAAGTTGAAAAAGCATTTCCCATTGTCTTTAATCTTTGATTGTATTCCTTATCGACACTTCCAGCTGTTTTTGCTCTGTCATGAGCATTTTTCATATTTTTACTGACTTCATCAATATGTTTTGCCAGTTCAGAGGCTGATTGGATAGATTCTTTACCAAATAACTCTTTAAGAGTTGCTGCTTGAACATCTTTTGGCAACTTCTTAATTCTTTGAAAAACATCAATTAGTGTTCCTTCTCCGTCTTTTGTCATTCTTTTAGCAACGTCTTCCGCATCTAGTCCTAATGACTTGAAAGCAGCTGCTTGTTTTTTAGTTGCTGATGTTCCAGCCATCAAACCTAACGAAATATTTTTTAAGCCAGTTGCTGCCACTTCCGACGGAACGCCAAAAGAAACCAAACTCGCTCCTAATCCTGCAACTCCCTCTTTAGAAATACCAGCCATTCCACCCAATCCAGCTACTCTGCTTGAAATATCTGCTACTTCTGGAGCTGTAACAGCCACGGTGTTTGCTAAATAATTAATTACATCAGCATATTGCATTACTCCGTTCTGATCTAAATTTAATTGTGCCCTTGTTTTTGCCAAAAAGTTTCCTGCCGCCTCAGTGTTCATATCAAAAGCAACCTTAATTTTAGCTGCATCTTTAGTATATCTTTCCAATTCATCTGTTTTTATTCCCGCTTGAGCTCCTGCTCCTGCAATTTGAAATAATTCTACTTGAGATAGCGGACTGTTTTCGCTAAAGTTTCTTATTGCTTTGTAAAATCCTGTTTCCATTTGTTTTGAACTAAAATCAGCAACTTTTTTTAAGTCTGCTTGAGCATTTTCCAAGTCAACTGCTAATTTAACAGGAACAGCCAAAGCTCCAGCCATTCCCATACCTTGCATTATTTGCTTATCTCCAAAGTCTTTCATTTTTCCAACAGTTTCTTGTCTAGCATCGTATCTTTTTTGAGCTTCTTTCAGTTTGTTCATTTTTTCGATTTCTTTTTCAACTTCCTGAACCTTGCTTCTGTAGTTAGATAAACTAGCTCCTTCCGCTTCTATCTTACTTCTTGCAGCTTCAAACACATGTTGCTGTCGTTCTTTTTGCTTATTCAATTTTCCAACATTTTTTTCAGCCTGTTCTATTTCCTTAGCTAGTTGCTTATTACTGTTTCCAGTTCTTTCGTATTCGGCTTTCAATTTTTGCAAATGTTCAGCAGCTTTCTTATATTCTGAATTAATTTTATTTAATCCATCACGAGCCTTGTCCATATTTTGAAACGCTTTTTGTGCTTTCTCCATACTTTTGATTTGTTTTTCAAATTCTTTGACTGACTTTGTTGTATTTTTCAAAGCATTTGCAACTTGACTCATTCCATTTATAGCACCAGCAACAGCTGCTCCCAAAACTATATTTAATTCTAAATTTTTAGCCACAGATACCCTCCTTTCGTTTTTATGATGACGACAGCAAGGCAAAACAGTGATTAAAATCCACTATTTTTTATCCGTTCTCTTCTTCCTGCCTCGCCTTTTCTTCTTCAATCAATTTATTAGCTCTTGTTATCCAATAATCTAGCTCATCAAATGTGCATTTCATAAGCGTTTCATAACTAATATTCATTTTAAAATAGTTAAGTCCGCCCAACAAATCTGTGATTAAATCAAGAAAATCATCTGTTATTCCTCTGTCGTTGGAGCTTCCTCCTCTAGAGTCCCCCAACCTTTTGCTAAAAAATTCTTAGTTTGATTTACTACTTTCAAGAAGTCTTCAGCACCTAAAATTAACAAATGCCCATATTTAACCCCTGATGCCTTTTCAGCCACTGTTAATGCCCAAGCATCATCAAAATCTTTAAAGTTTTCAGCATTTGATTTCATTCTAGCTTTATAATTTTTAGAGCATTCCATTAAATCTGCTCCGTTTAAATCCTCCAGTTTTAAATCTATTTCTTTGTATTTTTTGCTTCCTAATTCGTACTCTTTCGTTAATTTTACAATCATTCTTTTTCTCCTCCTTAAATATGTCCTAACAATTTTCTGACAATATTATTGTAATCACCATTTACGCTAGCGATTCCGTTCAACACATCTATGTTAATAATTGTTTTACCATTTATCGTTAATTTATAATAAGTCAAACTCATATCAAATGAGCCTTCAAATTTTTTACCATTCTGAACTTTTGGTCCATCAAATTTTGTAATAAAACCTTTCATTGTAGCGTCCACTCCAGTTATTTTCGGAGAGTGCGTCATTCTATTTAATTCTTGCAACGCTCCAAGACATTCAACTTGAATAGAATCACTATTATTAAAGTTCAGCAATGTATCATTCATGCTGTCCATTTTTATTTTTACAGACATTTTTTTATAATGCCCAATTAATGGAGCTTCAAATTCCGCTGCCATTCCAAGCTGTTCTGTTGTTACTGTTGCATATTCAATGTTCGGAAGTTCAACTTCCCCAACACCTTCAAGATTGTTTGTTCCATTTATGTATAAATCGGCATCCACAATCGCCAAAGGTAATTTTGTCTTTGCCATTTCCTAATTCCTCCTATTTTCCTAAACTGTTTGCAAACTCTGTTAATGCGTCCACATCATATTTTTTCTTAAATGTTGCCGATTTCATCCCTGGGATAACTCCTAATTTAATAATCCAAGTAATATCGCCGTTCATAACATTAATTGCGTCATTATCTTCACTTGATAACGTTGCACTCGCACTTAACAAATCATTTCTAGCTACAATAGCATTCAATCTAATATTCATTGATTTTGTTACTGTTTCAGCTAATTTTTTAGAGAATGTTTTATCCACTTTATCAAAAAGACTTATAACCAGCTCGTTTCCTATATACTTAAACATTCTACGAGTATTTATGAATTTGTCTTTCGGATCTGTTGCCATTGGATTAAGTGCAGTTTCAGTCCCCCAACAACGCCAGCCTTTGAAATTAATAGCTGTTACTACTCCGTTCTTGTTTAAAAAGTTAGCCTGCTGCTCCTTATCTAAAATTATTTCCTCAAGTTTTCCGTTTGTATTTTTCCAATATAAACTGTCACATTTATATGCAAAATTAGACGGCACCTGTGAAGGTACTCCGTTTTTTTCATTATCTACTGATAATGATAATGCACCATATTGAATAGACTGTATATATTTTTTACCAGCTAATCCCAATGTTCCGTATAACACAATTTGGTCATTTCCGTTAATGTTATTATCATCTTTCCATTTTGGAATTTGGTCATAAGGCTTATCAATCGGTGCATTAATCAACGCAACCGCTTCAAACATATTCCCATTTATGTTTTTAGCTTTTGTTTGCATAATCGCCGCAACTTCACTATCGCTTGAAAAATCTGGAATATCAATGAAAGCCGGCAATTCCGAATATTTTAAATAAACTTCATCTAATAATTCTAATCCAGTTCTTTTCATTGTTGAAATATCATATCCACCTAAAGCCTGAGCTTTTGTTACTTTTGACAAGTCAATTTCTTCATATTCAATATCAATTTTAGTCCCATTCGATGGTTTAGCATATATTTCAAGCCCTTCATCCGTCCACATCGTTATAGCGTCTGAAATAACTTGTGATGTCGCATTTTCTTTGACTACTAATGTGTCTGTTATCAATTTGTGATTTGGAATAACAACTTTACCATTTGTTAAGCTCAAATCATTTTGAGTTTTTTTAACTGTTTTATGTTTTTCAAGATCCAGGATATTCACAACATAAAGCGGTGCTACTTTATACAATTCAAAAAACACTTTTATCGCTTGTGAAATTGAAAAATCCAAGTCGTAAGTATCTCCAAAATACTGAATAGCTTCTTTATAAGTTCCTAGCCTTACAATTTCATTCACTCTTCTGTTTTCTTTTTTCACTTTATTCAACGGTGCAGTCCCTACAATAAAATGCCCATAATCAAGCACTATCGGTAGTGATATGTCACTCGATGTCTCAGTTTGATAAGTTCCGTGTTTATATCCCATTATTCAGCCTCCTCTCTTATTTGGTCTTTAATTTGCTGTGTTACTGTTTCAAGCAATTTTTCATTTTGCAATGCTTCACTAGCTTGATTAACATCCACCAAAGTTCTTTTCAAAAGCGGATATTTCTCAAGTTTTGCTTCAATTACTTCGTTGGTGTAGTAAATAACACCTTTTGTAAATCTAATATCTTTAAATTCCAGCGTATCTCCCAAATAAATATATTGCTTTTTATCTTCCATTATTCCTCCTTCAAAATTTCAGGCTCAACAGGATAATCCCAAACCGTAAATGTGATTCTTGAAAATATGAAATCTCCAAACTCGTCGCTATATAAATCGCACTTAAATTCTTTATCTTCCCGTATCGCCCAGCCATTTTCATCATAAACTTTACCTAAAAGTTTTTTTCTAATTTCCTCACATCTATAAAGATTATCAATATAATCCTCATTTTTAGTACCAACTATTATTTCAAAAGTAGCGTCGCAATCATAACTGTCCATTCCTTCCGTAATTTGCCTTGAACTCAAAGCTCTTAATGTCACACAAGGAAAAAACGGCTTCTTCTGTCCCGTGTTTTTATCAATTTCACCGTATCTCCTAACTGGCAACGCTCCTCGGAATATCTGATAATCAGTATCTTTAAATTCCTCACACAAAAAGTCATACAAACTTTTTTCAATCACTTTAATACTCATAAATTACATTGACAAGAGCCTGTTCAACTCATGTTCAAACCTTTCATTTAATTTTTGAGACATAAATTCATCGAGATCAGGCAACCAAGTCGTAGGTCCTAACATTTGAGGAGCAGACGGTCCATATTTTCTCTTAATCGGTAGCCGTCCACTTCCTTCTCTTTCAAATGCCCCCAAACGACCATCTTTATATGCTATAAACGTTCTGTCATTTAGCATTATTCCATTTCCGTTTTTTACCGTCGCTGTTACAGATGTTCTACCTGTTCTCACACTAGGATTTAACTGAAAATGGTCTAACCCTAAATAACTTCCATTTGAATTAATTTCAGCCATCAATTTGCCAGGATTAGCCCTTTTCATAGTCAATCCGCTTAATAAATCCCCATATTTAACCGTATAGGTCTTAGTTGCATTTCTAACCATACGAGTTTTACTCATAGTTGAAACCCTATTCAAAGCACTTGCCAAAGCCCTTGGAGCTTGTTGTGGAAACTCAACAAATTTATTCTCTATGTCGCTTAGTATACTTTCATCAAATTGAATCGTAAACATCTAAATCAACTCCTAATAATCTGTGTATCTATACAAATCGAGTTCATACATACCAAAGTTCTCTTTACAGTTTGCAACTATCCATTCTTTATTGTCAAAATCTATCCTCATATTCCCCTCAGGCTTATACTTCAAATATTTTTTATCAATAAATACTGTAATCCCTTCCTTGTAAAATCCACTTTCTATTGTTAATTTTCCACTAATTTCCTTTTCCTGAAAACTGTCCTCATCTGTCACACAAATAACATCAGTGCCATTTAAATTATGCGTTTCTCCAAACTCTTCTGCATTTAAAAATACATTTTGTATATCATTTTCTAAAATATCTTTAAAATTCATTCTTTTTGCCTACTTTTTCTTATTTTTATCTGATTTAGATTCAGAATCTGACACTCCTGTTTCTTCAGGAATGTCATTTGTGTCTGCTTTTTTATTGTCTTTTTTCTCTATCAGTCCTCTATCGATACAATTTTCAATCACATCTTTTTCCAGTATTTGAACTTCTTCACCAATATTTTGTATTTTCCCGCCATAAATAAACGATTCTTTAACTATATACGCTGTCATCAACCATCACCTACTTAACTTTTAGAACTTTCAATGATTTTGTGTTCAAAGGAATTGTTACTGGTTTTGACATTGTACGGATTGTGATAGTATCGTTTTCTTCCTTTGTGTGAGTTCTAGGAATTAAATCCCCTTCCAAAAGTCCATCATTAATTGTACTTACAGCTCCAAATTTTACTAAATTGCCTTTCGGTGCAAATAAAGCTGTATAGTCTGGAATAATTGCTTTTGTTTTAGTTTGTTTTGTAGTTTTATCCACATAATCGTAATATTCCTGATATTCAAAAACATCGATTCCTAATCCGGTCAATGTACCAATATAACTCGCACCATTTACACCCTCAACTTCAGGTCTTATGTCCCCAAAATAAGCATTTCTAAGATTCATCATATTTTGTACAGCTTTATTATTAATAAATAATTCCGCTGCCAACGGATCAAGAATTATTACTTCTGGTCTAGTTCCTCCAGCTTTATTAATTTCGCTTAATACAGCCTTTATATCTTTAATTGGGTCAGAATTAGCATTGTCCCAAGTTGAAGCAACGGTTGTATGATGTTCCGTAGAAGAGTTATCATAATATTTGATTGTGTCTGATATTCCTTCTCCGTCAATTGTTGTTTGTAATTTATATAATGTTTCAGCTGCCATTGCTTCCCAACGTCTTGCGATCTGTTTGCTTTGTTCCTGCAAAGTTTTGGCAATTTTTTTCTGCCTTTTTGTATCAGGATCACTTTGTGAAAACGGATTTTCTCCTGGTAATCTTTCGAAAGTCAACTCATCTGCATGAAACGTCTTTTTAGGAGCGATTGCATAAGGTTTGAATGTTCTTCCTGAAAATGTATCTTTTGGCATTTCCTCTCCATCAACATATCTATCGACAAATGGAGCCATCAATCTTCTACCATTTTCAAATTCAATAGTTACTGTTTCAGTATCTAAATTTTCTCTATTTCCAAAAAATGTATCAAATAAAAATGTTCTTGGTCTCGGCATTGCCTCTGTTACTAAAAATAATGTTCTTAAACTCAAATCCAAATTCATGCTCATTGTTATTCCTTACCTCCTAATGTTCTTAAATAAATATTTCTGTCGCTGCATAACTCAATTACTTTTTCTTTTGTTGCTGTACCGAAGTTTACTTTTTCAATATTAAATTCTCCTTCAGTATAAACAGTTGTTTTCGTAGTAGCTCCAGTTGCATCGGCATCTCTTGTAACAATTCCAAACACTTTTCCAGTATCAGTTATTATTGCACCATCTTTATCCACAATATCCCCTCTTTTTACAGTTTTTCCAACCTGTAAAATAAGCTCCGCTACAACTAGCTCTTTTTTGCCAACAATCAAATGATCTGACTCGTTTGTATAATCATATTTCATATTTATTTACCACCTTTCTTAAAAAATGCTAAAATTTTATTTGCTGCTTTTTGCTCATCATTAACCCCATCATCATTACCTTTCGGCGTATTGTTAAGTGGTTTCCCTTCATCTTGTATTCTGTTAAGTTTATTTTGATTTTCCTGTTTCATTAAACTTACAATTTCCAATGCTAAATCTCTAGCATTTTTAGGCTCTTCAAATTTAGCTTTATCAACCACTTCGTGGTTATATCCTAAATTCTCAATTTCCTGTATCCTTGTTCTTTCTTCCTTTACTCCAATTTCTTTTCCTTCATTTACAATTTCGGCATAAATGTCAGGAAATTGTGTTTTTATTTCATCTTTTGTCATTTTTTCACTTCCTTTTCTATTATTTTTTATATTTTTATTAACATTAAAGTTTTTAAACTCCGCCATATTAAATACCATATTATTAGAAATTACCTTATTTTCAACTACTTGAATATCTGTATTTTCGATTATTTCATCAATAAACCCATATTTCAACGCTTCTTCGGCGTTTAACCAAGTTTCGTTGTCCATTAATTCTGATAATTTCTCTTTATCAATATTAACCTTTTGCAAATAGGTTTCCGTTATTGAATTTTTGTATTTCTCAAGTACATCTGCCTGTTTCCTCATCTCTTCTGAATCCCCCATTGCAATTGTTGAGGGATTGTGTATCATAAACAAAGCATTTTTAGGCATTCTAACTGTATCTCCAGCACAGGTGATTAAAGTGGCTGCACTTGCTGCGATACCGTCAATATTTACAGTTACTTTAGCTTTGTGTCTTCTCAAAGCGTTACTAATTGCAATAGCAGTGTCAACTACTCCGCCATTTGAATTAATATAAACGTCAATATTTTCTACATCTAAGCCAGCCAAATATTCCGTTACTTCTTTAGCACTTACTGTATCTCCCCAAAAACTTTCAGCTATATCTCCATAAAGCATTAATTCAGCACTTTTATCATCATTTTTGACTAAATTCCATATAGTTTTATTCCTCTGGTTCATCGTTTGGTGGTTCGGTATAGATTGTCCCATCCAAAATCACTCCTTTCTCATTTGCTATTTTTTGTTCTTTTGCCAATATTTTTATATTTTGTTCAAAATCTCCTCCATTTAATTCAATAGTTTCACGGCTTCTCGTTGATAACCCAGCATTTATTCTCAAAATTGCCGCATTAACCTCTTTTATAGGATCTAACTGTCCTTGTGAAGTTCCACTCCAAATTGCATTACTGTATGCTTTTCTAATCAAAATGTCATTTTCAAAATCTTTTATTTCTATTCTTCCAAGCAAAACAGCCTCTCTTAGCCACTCTTCATAAATAAGTTGACAAAAATTTTTTGCAAACCATTCACGCTTTTTTCTAAAAGTCTTCCACGCTTCTAATAAAGCTGCTCTACTCGCCGAATAACTGCTTGTAAAGTGCATTATCATAAGTTCATAAGGAATGCCCAAGCTGCTTCCAATTTGCCGTATTATAGCTGTCATAAATGGTTCAAATTGTGCATTAGGTCTTGCTGGATTTACTGATGTCGCTTTTTCACCTTTGTTAAGAGAAACTATTGCACCGCTTGAAAGCTCCAGCGTTCCAGATTCTTCGTTTGCTATGGCATCTTTTTGTCCGACGTTCGATAAATCCCCTGGATTTGTTTGAGGTATATCAGCCGATTCAATAAAAATTGTAAACATACTACTGATGATTGCACTCGTTAATTCTGCATTCGTGTATCTGTCGAGCTGTTTCAAGCTTTCCATTACAGGAGCTAATATCGGTACACCCCTCACCTGTCCTGGACGCTCCGCAGTTGTCAAATGAATTATATTTAACTGATTTTCACTTCCATACATTTTTACATATTTATACTGATTCATGCCTCTGATTTCATCATTCGGATTATGCTCTTGAATATAATAACCATTAACACGCCCATTTTTGTCCAATTGTGCTCCTTGAACAATAGAGGCATCGCTTGTTTTATTGCTTGGAGTATTTACTCTGTCAGGCTCAATTATGGATAATTTCAAGCTATACGGATTTTCTGGAGTTTCAAAATAATTCAAATGAATAAAACATTCTCCATTTAACAATGTTGTTAAGAAAACTAAATCTTGAATTTCATAAAAGTTAAGTAAACCTGTTTGATCTATTTTAGAATTACTCCACAAATTAAATTCTTTCTCTATTTTTGTTTCTAACACTTCTATTTCATCTTCAGATAAATCTACAATATCTGAATCAATACTTGACTTTAATTTTAATCCCGAACCAACAGCATTCATTTTCATTGTATTCAATGCTCCATTTGCCAAAGGTGCTCCCATATACAAATCTCTGGAACGTGCCACAAGTTTTTCACGGTAATTATAAATATCATTCTTTACTCCACCAAGAGAAGCAAACCATCCTCTCAAAGATTTTTTACGGGTACTTGCTCCATGTTCTCCATAACCTTTATTCATTATTTTTTGATTTTGGTCAAACAGCTTTAGCCTTTCTCTTGCTCCAGCCATTTTTAATGCTTTTTCTGGATTGAATACTCCTACTGCCTTATCAAATAAATTCAATCTTTTCCACCTCCTAACTATTACAAATCTCTTATTATAACCTGTACAGACTGTGTACGCCGTCCACTGTTCTGTGCAAGTGCTAAATTATGCTCCCATAATTGCCTAGCTTTTATAATTTCCGTTAAGTCTGCCCTAGTCAGTTCTCTGCTTCCAATTTTATAGCTCTGTCCCAACAATACAGACTTTTCAGCCTTAATATATGAATTTATCATTTCTTTGCAAGTTTCTACACTATACATTTTTACCTCCCTATATTCCGCTACGAATTATTCGCCTACCATTATTTCTTTGTTGTGTCCTAAAATTATTAAGCACATCCGTTGAATACCGTATATTTAAGTTAGGATTCGCTATTCTTAATGCCGCCTGCGCATAATTCCGAATGTCCAAAGGCTCATTTCTTTTATCTCCGATTGTTTTCCACTCGATTTTAGCTTGCCCTTTGCTAAATGTAACAACCTTTATTTCAGAAGTAAGTCCCTTGAAATAAACTTCATCATATCCACGTTTAGGGTCATTTGGATAGTGCATATATTTAGCTCCTGGTTCTGTTACTTTAAGATTGCTCATTATAGTATCCTTTCCAGTATTAACTCCCAACACAAATAAAGAGATTCCTCCTTTATTATTTTTACTAGGTCGTGAAATAAGAGGTCTTCCAGCTTCTCCACTTCCTTTTATTCCAAAAATATTCAACTGTTCTCTTGCTTTTACATACCTGTAAACATCATCAGTATGATGTCCGCCTGTATCAATACAAGTACAAGCAACTCTTATTTTCTCTCCATTCTGATATTCAAAATCTCTCATAAGAAATTCATCCAACGTATTCCACACATATGGCAACGCAGGATTTCCCATAATCACTTTATAATAAATCCCCCAGCTTTCTTCTCCTGGTCCCCATCCAACAATTTCAACTTCAAGCCTATTGTCTTGAACATCCACTCCAGCAGTTAATACAGTAACTTTATCAGGTATTTCAATATCATTTATCGTACCATCTTCTTCGTTTATATATTCTCCATAATCCTCAGCTCTCGCTTGTATTTTTTCAAAATCAAATCTTTCAGCTTTTTCTTCAAAACATTCCCCAAGAGCTGTATTAACAAATACCTTCATAAGTTGTTCATCGCCTTTGGCTTCTTTAAATTTCTGAATAATGCTTTCCCATTTTGAAAATGGACTATAAAGTTCTGAAATATGAAACCCCCGTACTTGATAAGGATCTATTTCTAAATTACTTCTTCTCCATTCACCTTTAATAAGATTTCTTTTCCATTCATATTCACTTGAAGATTCCAAACATTTTTCACATTTATGTGAGACATTTTCAAAAATTATATTTTTCCACTCCAACTTAACCATTTCCCCGCATTTTGGGCAAGGTATGTAATATTCTTCTTTTGTACTGTTTTCATAAGCTAATTCTATTCTACTCCCACCTTTAATTGTCGGAGTGCTTGTTAATACTATCTTTTTATTAGCCCAAGTTTTTGTTCTTTCAATTGCCAAATTTAAAGGGTCACCCTCGTCTTTTACATTAGACGGAAATCTATCAATTTCATCAGCAAGTAAAATTCTAATCGGTCTACTTGCCAATTCAGCAGCTGAGTTACTTCCTGTTAAAACAATGTAACCACCTGCAAATTCCTTTTGCCTTTTTGTATCTCTTGCATTATCATTTTCAATAATTTTACTTCTTAATTGCGGTGTCGATTGAATCATATCGTTAAGTCTTGTGGTTGAAAAATCTTGTGCCATATCTTTAGTCGGCATTAAAAACATTATTGGTGAAGGCTCATAATCAGCATAATATCCAACAGTATTCATTAAAATTTCTGTTTTAGATAATTGAGCTCCATATTTCATAATAACTCGTTCTGTTCTCCTATCAGATATAGCTCTCATAACTTCTCTTTGAAAAGGTACTCTGTCAGTCCGCCATTTACCTGGTTCAGCTGAACTTTTAGAACTTAAAATTCTATATCTATCTGCCCATGTATCTATTGTTAATTTTGGCGGAGGTTTTAAAACTGAAAATATTTTCTTAAATAAATCATTTGCCTTTTTTAGGTCTGCCACGTTTTCCTTTTCCAATTTCAACTCCTTCCTGTTCTTCCTCATCATCTTCTTCAATAAAGTTTTTGTTTTTAAACAATTCCGGACTATATTCGCTAAGTTCTTCCAATGCTTCAACTATTGAATCTTGTATAACTTCCTGAATCTCTCCCAAATTATCCAAAGCAATTAATTGTGGAGCTAATCTATTTGATAAAGACAATAACCTTCCTTTCAAATTCACAAGACTACTAGTCATCACTTTTTCAATAATGCTTGCTGAATGTAACTGGTTTTTAAGCTCTTTTATTTTTAATCCCTTTAATTCAGTTTCTTTTTTTATTTTCTTTATCTCTTCCTTGATTTTTTCATCTTTCAGATTCAAATCCACATCATTTTTAGATTCTATATACTCAATATATCCTCGAACACTTTCCAATAATAAATACTTACCTTTTTCCGTTTTTTTTATCACTCCTTCATTAGCCAAATTCCGAAGGTGTCTATCTGTTATTCCCAGTAATTTAGCCAATTCTGTCGCTTTTATTATTTGATTTTCTTTTATTAACATAACACCTCCTTCGGAACGGAAATGAAATTTGAAAAAATTAGTGTACAAATTTTTTCTGGGGCTTCGAACCCGTTCGCTCTTTTTTTACCTCTCAGAAGTACCTTTTTAATCAAAATTTTATTTTTTCTTTGTTTCCACTTTAATATTTACTTGATATGCTCACTATTTTGAGTGTTTGCTCTCTATTTCTATTAGCTTGTCTCTTAATCCTTTGTCTTCTTCTCTTTGTTTCTTCATTCCTGCTCTACATCTATCAAGATATCTGTCATATATCATCATCTTTAATCCATCTATTTCATTGTCAATATCTTTACTTATATCTTGTAATTTATTTAATAACTCTAAACTTCTTTTTATTCTTTCATTTAGATATTTCTTCAAATTATAATTGATAACCTCAAATGCTATCAACATTACTATGATATAAATAATAAAACCCATTATAGTTATCATAATACCCATTTTATTTTTCCTTTTGTTCTAAAAAATTTTGAATTACTTCTTTTATTTTTTTATATTCGTTAAATAAATACTCTATTTCTTCTCCAGTCAAATAACCATCTTGCATTTCAAATATTAATCCTCTTTCAGAAGTATATGAAAAACACTCGTAAGTTTTTGTCCATATTTTAATGTGTTCATCCTCATTTCCTTCATATTTTACTTCACAGTCATTCAATGTTTCTTTTTCTATTTTTTCTGCTAATTCTTTAATTTTTTCGCATTTAATATACATCTTTATCATTTCTTTCTTATAAATTTTGCTATTTTTATGCTTAAAAACAAAAAGAGCCGACTTATAAATAGACTATTTCTAATCTACATATAAATCGGCTCATTAACTTTCATAACTCTTGCCTTTATCCAATTGTATTTGTTTTTTTTCTCTTAATTACTTTACCGTTTTTGAAAACAATTGTCATTTCTCTTTCACCCTTTTTCTTCATTTCTTCTAGTAAAATTACTACAAAATGAAAAAGATTTTTATTATTTTCAATTTGACTTATCTGCTCCTTACTAAGCATTTTATCACTCCTTTATTATACCTTATTTTATCAGTTTTTTCAAGTGTTCGAGCTCTGTTTTTTCTTGAAAAAATTTAAAATTTTAAACAATAATTTTTTTTGATTTTTCCATTACTTCCTTTATGCCTTTCAAACAACTTTTCACATGTTTCAAATTATGATAGACTATATTACTTGCTCTTCGTTCAAATTGAAATCGTGCTTGCATAAAATACGACATATAAACTTTATGATTATTTAAAGTATCATTTGATAAAAATCCAATAAAATCTAATAACTCTTCTATATTTTCACCCTTTTTAAATAATTTAATTGCTTTAGTTATTTCGTTTTGTAATTCATCCAAACCTTTTTCAACGCTTTTATGTTTTGAATAATAATTTCCTAATCGACCATAATTAAGCACTCCACCATAGGTTTTATGTTCCTTTTTCGCTTTTTCTATATATGATCTCGTATTGTCTAGAGTGTTTTCTATCATTTGTTTAGTCTTTTGTTCTTTGTATCCTTTAACAAACCAGAAGTCTGCCCGTTCTTTAGGTGGAATAATTTTTATAAAAGCTCCCAAAGAATCGCTTTCTATTTCGCACTTTTCACAACAAAAAAAGTACTCATAGTCAGGCATTTTCTTTTTAAAAATTCTAAATTCTAAACATCCGTCATCAATGATTTTCATACCATTGTATTGTCTTATCGCTTTGATATAGTTCCCACACTTGCCACATCGAAAAAGTGTTTCAACAACTTTAAATTTCTTTTCCATTTTTGTCTCCTTTTTTAAATATGATTAATTATACCATTTTACACTCTAATTGCAAAAAATACAATCAAATTTATTATTGCATAAATCAGCAGAATATTTAAAAACCAAAATACTAAAAAATATATCACATTGTAAAATGTATAATTAATTCCGGCTATATCTTTAAGATTCTTTTTTACATCTTCAACTAAAACATACAGATAACTAACTAAAAAGAAAACTAAAAATATTGTAACTGCTGCACTTAAAATTCTCATTATTATTTCTAGCATTTAATACTCCTTAATCTTGAACAAGCCGAATACAAAAGTTAAAATCTGAACTCCTACACCCCAAAAAACATATAATATAAAATTTATTAACATTAATTTTGCAAATTCTAATAATGTTTTTACATTTGAAATATCATTTATTGTTTTATATACTAATAATCCTAAACTTCCTAAAATAATTGTTACATATAATATCGTTATTATTGCTGATACTACTTTTCTCATACTGATTCCTCCTATTTCTTTTTATAACTTTTCATCCAATCTTGAACAAATCACAATTGCCCACAACCACCACCAATTGTATCTTGTCCTGCCGGATCAAATATTCTAGTATTGTAACCTTCTTCAATAAAACTTTCAGAAACCGATTTTATAATATTCATATCATTGTAAACTCCTTTTAATTTGTTGTTTTTATCAAGAGAACAGATGACACTGAATGTGAAATAAAAGTGCTTTTTGCTAAACAAATCCTTTAATCTATTTATTTCTTCATCTGAAATATTATTACCGTCTATGCAATAATTCAAATAAACTGGACGTCCTGTATTTTCAGACCATTCGATTCCGTAATCCCTAATTTCTCTTAATGTTAATTTATTTTTGTATGGTATTAATTTGTTTCTTTTTTCTTCATTCGCTTGATGTATAGAAAATTGTAAACCAATTTTATCGATTTCTGCTGATAATTTCATAAAATCGTTTAGTTCTTTAAATTTTCTAAGTCCCACTGTCGAAATTAGAAGTTGAGCATTCGGGAACAACTTGTTTAATTGAACAATCGCTTCTTTAATTTGATAATAATTGTCAAACGGCTCTCCCATGCTCATAAACATAATTTGAAATTTTTCGATATTATTAGTATTTTCGACTTCATTTAATACTTTATTATTTATAACTATTTTTACTTGTTCAACAATTTCATCTGATGTTAAACTTCTAATAAATCTTTTTCCTGTTCCACAAAAAGTACAGCCCACCTTGCAACCACTTTGGACAGAGCAACAAATTACTGTTCTTTTTTTATAACTTTCATATTTGTATAAAACACTTTCTGCTACCATATCTTGTTTAGTAAAAACAAATTTACATACATTATGATCTTCTAAAATTCTATATTCCATTTCTACTCCTAACCTTTCTCTAATAAAAACGACTTTCTGCGACTGAGTTTTAATCGCTATGTTTCCAAATTACTGTTTTAATTTGACCAGAACCAAACATTCTTTCAATTTCTGCCAAAGTTGTACTTAAACGATTTCTTTTTTTATATAAATCGCCTAATTTGGAATTAATTATTACCACCGAGTTTGGATATTTTATTTCAAAATCTCTTTTTATTTCTTCTATTTCGCTATTAACTCGGTTCAAATTTTTTCTTAAAATAAATACTTCGTCTGCTATAATATTATTCATTCTTTATCCTCCTTAAATGCCTTAAAATGATTTTTGTAAATCTTTTTCAACTCTTTTATTTGTTCATCATCCAAATAAATACCTCTCACATCATACTTTCTTTCAAATGCTTCCACTCCAATATCGTGCTTTTCAGTATGATGTTGCCTACAAAGTGAAATATATCTTCCTTGCCCTTTATCATTCGCATAACCTCCCAAACTTCCAGCTGACTGCCAATGTTCAAAGTCAACTGGAGTTCTATTGCATACCGCACAACGTTTATATTTTAATTTCGCATAAATATATTTTTCTTCATTCTGCTGTTTATATAGCATTTGCATTTCTTCCCACATTGCTATATCATTTTGGAGAAAATAATCAAATAAATAATTAGTAAAGGCTATTGC